GCTATCAATTTTGTAGCCGCTCTTAAAAATAGAGCCTTCGCCAAACAAGGTGTTGACCATATTATAGTCAACGCCTTTCCCTTCGAACTTTTTTCTATAGCGCGCCTCTCGTGTTGAGAGTTCTTTTTCTAAATCATCGGGTGGTACATCAGGAAAATTTTTAGCTCTGTCTGCGAGGTTTTTTTCTAGAAAAGCCTCTCTATTTTTTGCGCCATCCGCGCCATAGTAGTGGTCGGCAACTATAGACAAAGCATCCAAATAGTCTTGCGAATAATCATCTTCAGTAAACTGTGTTGTCTCAAGACCAGGTACAAGCTGTCGCCCAACACCCTTCAAAAACATACGTGCTTCGTTGCCCAGCAGGGGCTTATTTTGCGTATCTTGCGCCATATTAGAACGTAGCACCCGAATTCAAGAGTTCGGCTCTCAATGCTTGTTCGAGTTCTGGGCCAAATATGGCGGCGACAAGGGCTGCTGGTACAGGGTTTTTAGCAATATCTGAATTACCCTTTACCGAGGCAATCCCGTACTCGTTGCCATTTTCTGAAATTCGCATTCTGCCGCCCATAGGGCCAATAGATAGCTGCCCCGGCTCACGGTTGTTCCACCAGTTTTTTACACCTTGGATAGAAGTTGGGCTTGGAAGAGCGCTTATAAAACTAGGTAAAGGAGAAAGGCTTTTGTCTGTCACTTGGTTACCAAGCGCGGAAAGTGTTCTCGCCACCCCGTCTTGAAGGTTGGTGAGTGCTTTTCTCTGAAGAGCTGGGTTACCGCTTTCTCTCGCTATTTCTAAATCAGTTAGAAGCGTCTGCATGGCCGTAATAACTTTAGGGTCTGCTGTTACGGGCGTCAGTGATTTTTTCGCTTCGATATTATCATCATCGAAAAATATGCCCTCTTTATCGTCTTGGGCCACATTAAACTTTAGATTTTCTCGGATACTCGAAGCGTTTTCCAAGATGGCAGTAGTGACGGCCTGCGAGTTTTTACCAAAATCTCGAAGTCCCTCCACGACGGTTTTCTTAAGTTCACGTTGATTAGTCAGACGGTCTCCTGCGTTTGCAATATCTTGATCTCCAAGTATCCCGCGTTGAATCAAATCTCCATACCTTGCTGCAGCTTTATTCCTTGCTTCGCCCTCGGGCATCGAAGCAACACTAGCGGCAAATACCTGTATTTGTTTGGCAATCGGTAACCTAGAGACTTGACGAGGGTCTTGGATGCCCTCGTCCCGCACCATCTCGTAAGTTTTTGCCAACGAGGTTTCGTCATAGTTGTCAGCAATACCTAATAGCACGCCTTGCGGATCTCGCTTCAGATAGTCCAGTTCAAACGCCACAGTAAACTCTAGTTTATCTTCGTCGCGCTCTAAACGTGACAACTCGGTAAGAACTCCGCGCTGTACTTCTGGGAACTGTTCTAGGGACTCTAGGAGATTCGCCTGGCTCCTAGCAATTTCTGGTCTGAACAGAGTGTTTTGTCGGGATAAAACATCTACATCTATTGTGTCTTGGCGGGATAAAACGTTAGAAGTGTAAAGACCTTCTAAGTTGGCGTAAGCATCTTCTACCGACAGCTGGACGACTTTAGAATTTGGATCACTAGAACCGTCTTCAGTAATAGCGCCTGGAGTTTTGGCGCCCGTTTCAGTATCTAACGTAAGGGTGGGCGCGCTTACAGTTTTTGTTTTAGGGTCGTAAGAAAGACCAATTTCCGTGTTTTTTAATTGCTCGGGGCTTAAGTTGTTAAACAAAGAGCCAACAGCAAGGTTTTCCTGCGGGCTTCCTTCGCCCCCCAAGACACGCATAACTGCCGGTTTGTTCAATTCACCGACATCGTCTATCAAGTTTGTGACGCGCATATTATTATAAGATTGATTCGCCACGTCCGTTTTAACGTCTGTTTCAGCCTTAGCAGTTAGAGCATCTCTATAGTCGGCTTGGCTCCGCATGGTGCTAAAACGTATTGCCGTATTCAGCGCATCATTAACTCCAGTAAGTACAGACATGTTTTTCTCCTAGACCCCAAACGCCATTGCTAAAATTGCGGTGGACGCGAGACTTCCGACAGCTTGATAGTTAGCCGCTTTATTAGAAGCTTTAGCTTGTGTGTAAGCGTTTTTTAACTGTGTTGCGTTGGCAGCGGATGTACCAAGACCTTCCATAGAGGAACGGCGTAGGCCTTGGCCTATGTTAATTAAGTCCCCCAGCAACGCTCGGTTCTGGTCCCCCTGGGTTAAACGTGCATTGTTTACAGAATTTATGGAGCTTAATGTTGCGCCGCGTTGAGTCGATAAATTTCGCTGCTGCTGTTGCGCTGCTGTTAACTCAGTCCCATATCGCTGCCGGTTACGTTCTGCTATTCCAGCGGCGGTATCCTGAGCTAAACGTGAGTCTTCACGTGCCTGATCAATAAGGCTTGTGTCGGTTTGGGCTTGATCTACTAGATCTTGTTCGAACTGATCAAAATTTTGTCGGCCTTGTAAATAGTCCTGTCTCGTCATCTGCGCCATAACTTTGTCAGGGTCAGATACTGTAGGTAGTGAACTAGCATAGCCTGCTGCAATTTGTCTTGCGGAGATGGAGCTCATCAGGTTCGATATCATAATTTATCTCCTACGTTGGTAACATGTCGGCTTTATCCAAACCGTATAGAGTAGCGGCGGTGCCTATTTGACCAAGAGCGCTTGTTTTAGCTGTTTGAACTAACGTGTCAGCCTTAGCTCTTTGTAAAGCTTCAGATGTATCCAGCCTAGCGACCAAACCCATACCTCTAGTGGTATCTGATTCTTGCTTATTTGCTACTGCCAACACACCAGACTGACGTTTGTTCGTAATTTCGTTTGCCTTAGCGGTTGCGCTGCCTAATTGCCCTTCGTAAGCCGCCGTAACTGTTCCAGTTCTATCTACGTCATTAACCAAACCCAGATCTGGTGTTGAGACTGCTTGTGCAACATCGGCACTAGCGCGGCTACGAGCTACTTTTGTAACATCGTCTGCAGCGGATTCATCTCTCATTTGCAAAAGCAGGTCACCGTATAAACTGTCGAACCTGTTCTTGCGGGCTACTGCTACCGACGCGTTGACTTGGTCCGACTCGCTCGGTTTGTAGTCTTGTTGTTTGGGTCCCTTACTCATACCAACCTCGTAAAAATTCTAGTATCTAACGACCAACCTTGTTGTAAAAAGTACGACTCCAATTCATCTACAGGGGTCCAGGTCTCCAGAAACTTACACTCTAACTGTTGTGCCACATTTTCGAAAAACGGCAAATACTTAATTACACAGTTGCCGCCGAGATCACGTGCCCAGGCAATCCAAAAATGTAGCGTGCGTTCCTTCGTATATGGGTCTGTTATAACGGTTGTTATAACGAACCCGTCTTTTGCAACATGCAGAACGGCGTTCCCATAACGACACTCTGCATATACGTCCTCTGGCCGCCATGTCAGAGATGGAATACGTTCTTTGAGATCCTGTAATCCTTCCAGGACCCAGTCCCATTCGTCACGAATATCCGCAATAACCGGATCAGATAAAGGATTTTCTACCTGCGTACTTACGAGTTTTACGTCCGCCATGTAGTCCTCCATATCTAACCTTTGCAACGACTGGGTTATCCGCCTGACGGCCGCGTCTTTCGGCATAAATCAGTCCTTCGTTAAACAGCCCGTTGTAGATTTGGGCTGCTGCAAAATCTGTCCAGTCCTGAGAGGGCATACGTGTCAGCCTAAACAGGGCACCATTAACGATCGTGTCTCTGTAGTCGGTCATAACACCGTCGTCGCAGGCGTTTGAAGTTTGTGTCGGTTTCAAAGCAACTCGTATTTCCACACCTTGTGAAATGGTTTCGCTCGGAACGGGTACAAGATTTACGGTCGTAAGGTTCTGCTTTATAAAATACTCGGGAGTGCCGGTATCTTTACGCCAGTTCTCTTTACGTTGCTCCAACAATCCGCTGGATACAGGCTCAAGGGGTTTACCTTCATGTGTCATCCAAACTATTCGATGCACGATCGTTCCGGTGGGTGGCTCCAAGTCGTACTCATAGATACCTGAAACCACAGTAATAGGGTCAAGCTGCACCTGATAAGCTTCTGACTTCTCGCATAGCTCTATGACTGCGGATCGAATTGAGCGTTCAGCGATTACTTCGGGGCATGCGGGAACCATCGATAGGATGTCAGGCAAAATAGTGTCGTATCTGATAGCCATTAGCCGTCTCCTCTACGTTCGATATTAGGGGTAGTGATCGTGTCGATCTGCGCCTTACCCGTAATCGCGGCGGTAAACAGGTTGTAGTGAGACGAGGCTCTCTGCGCGTTACCAGCGGCCTCGGACTCTTTCATGAACGCCATATATAAGATGTAGTTTTGGACGGCGTTGGCATACATGTCATCAACGCTAAGGTTGTTGCCTGCTGAGACAGTCGCTGGGTTCTTGGAGTAGACAATTTCTATGTAGGTGCTACCAGAAACGCCGGGGAATACGTAGTAGTTCTTAGGGTCTTGCTCGTCGTAAATATAGTTTTTAACTACGTTTGTGTGAGCAGCGTCTCCTGTAACAGCTGGGTCATGCCATGTAGGTGTCTGGGTGTCTAGAACATCTCTTGCTACAAGACGTATTGCCCGCCCGCCATTACCAAGAGAGGCAGCCGACATGTTACGCATCACTCGAAGTAGGCGATTTCCGTCTGAAGGTATTGACTGCTTAGTGCCGGTAGCCAGCGTTACGGTAGTATTTTCGGATGTAGCATCTGGCTTGAGTAGGGCTATTTCACGTTGAGCGTCATTCAGCCATTGGATGAGCTCATTTGTTTCATTCCAGCGGATACCGGCAGTGTCCTGCAGAGTCTCTTGAACTTTGTTTATAACGTCATTAACCGCTACAGCCATTGCTACCTCTATCTACGTAACGCTTCTTCCCAAGCTGCGTCGCGTTGCTCTGATGACAATGTTTTACCCGCTAACTTATTCACTACAGCAGCTTTGGGCGTATTGTCGTTTTTAAAATTACTTGGGTTACCCTCGTCCATAAGAACAACTAACTGGTCCACTAGCTCGTCAAACGAAACGTCATCAGATTCTTCGCTTTCTTCTTCGATACTCGGTTCGACGGTAGTGCCATCAACTTGTTTTGCCCCCATCGACATCGCCAAGATTGCAGCTTCTTCTGCCAGCTCTTGGGGTTCGCCAGGGAACAGTACAAATACACCACCCCAGGTGGTGGTAACTCTTATTTCTTTATCGGATAGGACCTTCATTTGATTTCCTTTCTATGAAGAAGATGCCCCCCTCCGAAGAGGGGGGACTTATACCTATTGAGCGGTATCGAGACAGATAACGCCGAAGTCCTGGACGGAGCCAGAAATATCAGAGTTGTACTTCGGCTTACGAAGACCAAAGATTTTGCCGACAGAAATACCGGCTTGGTTTTCGTAATCGAAGGTGTCTTCGACGATCTCAGGCAGACCGATATCGGCCATTGCAAGAGCCTGTGCGCCGCAGAACAGAGCACGTGCGCCGTTTACATCAGCGTTTGCACCCCATTTGTAACCAGCAGCACCAGCGTTACTGGAAGTACCAGCTGTTGCACCGGATGTGTTGAACACGTGGCGGAACTCATGAACCATCACGCCGTCAACCATCAGGCTGGACGATCCAGCAAACAGACCGTTGCCTGGGCCGCGAACACCGGCGTTTCTGACGTTAGCCAGGAAGTCGGAGTCGAGTTTCAGGTCAGCCATTTGCTGTGGAGTTACGAAGAGATGGAACATCTCGTCGTTACCTGCGCCGCGGATACCACGAATGTAGTTGTCTTTGGCAAAGGCTTTGAGCTCAACAATACAACGATATGTGATCGTATCGGTGGCAGCGACCTGAGTCGTTGCAACACTTGAAGTCACAAGGTTATTCGTTGCATCCCAACGCACGTGACGTGCGCTTGTAGGAGCAGATACGTCAGAAGCAAACACCAAATCAACCAGCTCGTGGCCAGCTGAAGAAGAGGTTGTACGGAGCGCACCGTTGTTTTTGTTTGTGTAAGCAACACCAGCAAGCGTGAGGAACGCAAGTTGGTCCATACGGTCAGCCATGGCATATGCCAAAGCGTCACGTGATTGCTCACGGAAGTTCACAACCGTTTTCTGGTCGGCCATACGTCCGGCTACGCGGTTAGCGAAGCGGAGTTGGTCCAGCTCGATTGTGATGTCGAAGGCACGCAGTGCTTCTTCATTACCTTCCAGAGTGTTGTCGCCGGTAATACCGTCGCCAGTCATATCTGCAAGCAATGTGATATTTGCTTTTGTGCCTTTGTTTGATTTGGTCAGCTCTGTTACGCGCTGCACCATTGCATTTTGTCCTGCGCCAGCGAACTGGTTGATGAAGGACATATTGCGGGCCACACGCCAGAAGTCGCGTGACCATACCTGTAACTGGTCGCCCGTAAGCGTGCCGTAGTTTGTAGTAGCCATTTTAAGCTCCATAAAAGATATGTTTCACTAAATGATTGAGGTCATCCCAATCATCGACCGTCTTATTGATGGGCAGACATGCCCGTGTACCTCGTATCGTGAGGAACGTGTGACGTGCGTTTAGCGAGTTACGAGCTCGGCGTGTTTAACGCCCCGACGGGCGAATACGATGTTTATCGTGATCGATCACGACCTGATATCGCACAGGTAAGCGAAAGTAGTATTATATTAGTTAAACTAATATATCACCGCAAGCAATAACAATCAGACGATGTCTCCTCTCAGCCTGCGAAGGGTAGCTTCAGGAAGAGCATCAAACTCATCCTCAGACAAACCACCGAAATCAACAACGTTCTCACCGCGAGAAGACGAACCTTCACCCTCTAGCTCTGGTGGTTGGGCTTCTGCCGCTTTAAGTTTCTTGGCGACTGAGGCTTTTTTCTTGGCTGTCTGTTCTGAACTTGCTGCAGCTAGGGCCGGTTGTTCAGCTTCTCCTGCAGTATCGAGGTCGCGGTCCTTAACGACGTACTTAACTGCTCTGCTAAGAGCGTCGACGGCGTCATAACCTTTAATGATAAACGCATCACGAAGTTCGACGACTTCGTTTGTGTATTCTTCATTAAATTGATCAGAGTTCTGGTCAAATACTGGGTAAGCTGCCTCCATATCGGTTGCGGCTTGTTGAAGAGCGGTAGCTTGAGCTGATTGCTGGACTGTTTGGCCCATCTTCTGCTCCAACTCCCACGCTAAGTTGTTTTTTTCGGCTTCTCTTATTTCTGAGCGAATTTTTTTAGCTTTATCAGTCTCACCGTCGAGCACGGCTTCCATGTATAGAGACTCTGCCTGGTCGAAATCATATTCTGCCGGTGCTTCTACCGGTTTTTCGGCTGCTGCCCTCATTTCTTCTACCTGCTTTTGTAGCGCTTTCTGCTTTGCTAGTACTTCATCAAGGCGGGACTTAGGAACCATAGGACTTTTTGTTTCTGGTTCTGTTGTTTCAGCTGCGAGCGGCAGTTCTTCCTCGGGCTCTTCGTCAGTTACCGGCTCTTCTTCAGTATCGCCCTCATCAGGCTCGGTATCGTCATCTTCATCTCCCGATTCGGCTACAGTCTCCTCGGTTTTCTCCGTTTCTTCGGTTTCTTCCTCTTTAGCCGCAGTTTCTTCGGTTTCTTCAGCCTTTTCTGGCTCCGGTTCGGGGTCATCAAAGCTCAAACTTATGTTTTCTGGGGCCTCGAGAGGTTCTGCGCCCGGCATAACTTCAAACGAAAGCGGCTTTTCCTCAGTCGCTTCCTGGTTTTCCATGTTTTCACTCATTACGCACTCCTAGTTTTGCGTGTTTTGGCCAGTTTTAGATGCTGTATGCATAGCAGTGGTGGCCAATTTTGCCGCTGCTGATGTTTGTGCCTGCGATTGTCGGGTGGTGTTTGTTAAATCAGCGAGTTCACGCCGCAATTGCAGGTTCTCTTGCGCCATTTGCAGCTCTTGCTGTAGTTCTGCGACTTTCAATTGCGGCTGGATATCAGTCATATCTTGTGTTTTTGCAATATTTACGGCCGCGTCGGACTGAAGTTTCCTAACTTCTGCCTCGAGTTTGGCAACTTGAAGCTGTGCTTCCTGCATTGCGAGCTGTTGCTGCATCTGCATGATCTGCATCTGCTCTTCAGATGGGTCTTGCCGCAATCTCGCAGCTAGTTCTGCTTTTTTGGCAAGATGTGAGTACTGCACAATTGCATCATCCGGCACTGCTACACCTGCTTGGCGTAGCGCTAGCGCTTCTGCGAACTGCACTTCATCAAATGAGTCCCTGGCGGGCATGGTTCCGATAACTACATCGTACTCACCAATAGTTAAATCATTAACGATGTCACCGCTGGGGGTCATTTGGTTAATGATCATCTCTTCACGAGACTCCATTGGGTCTTCTTCATTAGTAATCCTAATAATTCTCTGTTCGGTGTAAAACGTTTGCACAAGATTTAGGATTTTCTCAGCGAGGTACTGACGGGTTTTTCGCAGATTGTCGAGCGGAACTTGAATCATGATCACGCCACGATTCTGTTTAGCCTGAATTGCTATACCTGAGACCTCAGCTCCGTCTGTACCGAGCATCGAATCATTAATACCGCTAATCGATTTAATATTTGCAGCAGCTTTCTGACTGATACGGTCGAGACCGGTCGGGATCTGGTTGGGTTGGATCTTGGAGGGAGGTGAAGATCCACGATTATACTCCAGTACCAGACCGGTCTCTGCCCCGTGTTCTTCCAAATCTTCGGCCTGCATATTGGTTAGGGACCCAGATTCGACAACCCAGCCACTATTAGCGGTGGTGTTGACGATATGCAGTTCTTGACTAGCGATTTTATTCAGCTGTTCCTGTGGTGAGAGGAGGTTCCTCACCATGCCAAATGGACGACCGCGCCGGAAGTAAGCAAAGAACGGGACAATAGTAAAGTCGTTGTACGGTGAAAAATCATCGTGTAATACGATCTTATCGCAGGTAACCGTCCATCGAACTTTCTTTTTTGTCTTTGAAATAACGTTCAGGCCGTAATCTTTCGCAAACTTTTTCATCTTGCGGTCAGACCAAGACTCTGGAACGTCGCGCTGGTCACCCGTATTCGGGTCTACATAACATTTGACGCGAGTGATTTTACGATGTTGACGCTCAATAACACGTAAGGATTTGACAGTACGATATTCATCTTCGCCAGGGATGGCTGTGCCAAGATAATCATCAGACTCATCAAGGTCGCCGTAACGTGTTTCGCTGTATTCGACAGAGTCTCGACCGAAGCTGTTACCGTTCTCCGCAATAAAGCGAAGGCGGTCGGCTTGGTCTTGTCCGTACATCTCCTCGATATCATCGAGCGTCATCCAGCGAGTGTAGAAGAACTCATTCCACGTCTTGGGGTCGTAGTCCTTGGCGTCAGGGTCGATAACAACGTCCAATGGATCAAGGGATTTGATTCGTACTTCGCCTTCAACGTGGTCGCTGAAGTCCATTCGTACGTCAAAATAACCACGGCCATCCATAATCAGGCCGTCAGCAAATACCTGCTGCTCAATCCAGTCTAGTTTGTTGTTATCCGCAATCTGCATGTACAACTTTGTAAGCGTGTGTGCAACTTCTTCCGACCCACCGCGACGGGGTTTGAACTTTATATCTGCTCGTCGGTTGGACTGCTCACCAAGTACTGTATTTACAGTAGGTAAAACCGTATTAATTGTTAGGGCGGGACGACCTTCAGCGTCTAGGTTGGCAATGTCCATATGGTCCCATTGCTCGCCCTGGTAAAACGCATCACACTTCTTGGCCATATCAATGTAGTCAATGTGACCATGGTCACGGGCTCGTGTGTATCGATCCCACTGATCGTGGGCTACCTTGTCTTCTTCACCGGGGGATAATCTGGGCTTCTTAGTATGTGTTGTCATGTCACGCACTCATCGCTGATTTGATCTTCACTTCTTTACCAAGATAGCGGAGTCTGTCTCTCCAGCTTGGCGGCTCAACAATACGTTCGTGGAATGTAGAAAACTCCGTCATCATCAATCCAATCCATGCCAACGCATCAACTTGGTCATCGTGGACACCGTTCGGGAAGCGCAAAAGTTCTGCCACCAACGGGCCGGTAAAAACTTCGTTACGCGGCAAGAACACCATTCCCTGCTGCATACGACCTTGAATAGCTCGAGCACGAGCTTCTTTATCGCGGCGGCCAACTTTCAAATCCTTGAAGTAAGCCTCATTGAGACCTCGCTCGCGCGTTCGCTTTTCTAGGAACGGGCCAAGCGCCATCTCGATGTGACCCTTTTCGATTCCAATAATCGAGGGCCTCCATAATTCATAACAGTCTAAAATCCGTTCGACAAGCTCAAAACCGTCGAACCGACCGCGGATGACATCGACAACGAATAAATTATCGAACTCGTCAATACCAACCACCATACCAACTGAGTAGTCATTTCTATCTCTTTTACCTATAGCTAAGTCCCACGCACAGTAATAACGCAACCTATCCTGGTCGATATCTTCTCTGTCGTAGTACTGGATCATGTCCCTTGTAAAGTAATCGCCGTCATCTGCAACTGGATTCTGCTGATACAACGCGGACCAATCTCTTGGGCCCACGGCTCGTTGTATACGCTCTAGTGCTTCTACGTCATATCGCTCTGGGTGAAGTGCTTCTCCGGCCTCGCGGAACTCTTCGTCTTCCTCCGCGATAGCGGGGTACTTAACAACTTCCCACTCGTCACCACCCTCCGACATATTCTTCAAAAGGCGGCCGACCAAATCGTCGTCGTGCCAGCGGGTCATGATTACAAGAATCCCCCCGCCAGGGGCAAGACGCGTATACGCGGTGGAGGTGTACCAGTCCCATGTGCTCTCACGGTTATTTTGTGACTCTGCGTCCTCGCGGTTTTTAACAGGGTCATCAATCACTAATACATGTGCACCTTTACCGGTGATACCACCACCAACACCGGCAGCGACATAGCCACCACCAGCAGACGTTAGCCAGGCTTCCGCTGACTGCGAGTCAGGGTCCAGGCGTGTTTTGAATGTAGTCTTGAACGACGGTTCACGAAGCGTCTGCCGTACTTTACGGCTGAAGGTCATAGCCAACGCTCCAGAGTATGAACAGCTAATAAACTCATGTTGTGGGTTACGGCCTATATGCCAAGCAGGGAAACCTACACTGGCTATGGTCGACTTCCCAAGTCGAGGGGGCATCTGCAGGATGAGCCGCGGGCTCTCTTTATTTACTACAGCCTCACTAAACTTCTCGAGTCGTTGGCATATGTCTTTATGTACCCATCCCGCCATGTAGTCAGGATTGTTTCGTTCGATAAACGGCAACAACCGACGACGAGTCAAGAACCGTGATGCAAGCTCCTGTTTCGCTAGTTCTTCGGCCGTGGTCCGTTGTTCAACTTCTTGGGGCGTAGGTTGGTCTGGGTCAGGCATGGCATCCTGCATGTCAGCCACACAATACGCACAGTACCCGTCGTCTCCAGAGTAAAGTGTCTCCGGCTGATTCTTATGGCAACGTCTGCACTCAATTTGAACTACCTCAGTCATAGAGTTCCTAGCAATCTTTCACTGATCATAGGAGCGGGTTTGTAATCTGGACGCGGTAGAGGTGGATCACCAATACGGCGTGGCCGGGGCTTTGGTTTTAGTATGTTATCTACTTGACCTCTATCACGAAGTTTCTGAGCTACGCTTTTGCTTGTGGGGCCAAGATTTAAACGAACATCTCTTGTGTTCTGATCTGATACACCGAACACCCCGTCGGGTTCGAACAATCTGTGTATCTTCATGAAGATAGAATCGTCTCGTTTAAACCCTTTTGTTTTATTCAGCTCTGGGTAGTCGATCCGATCTTTGAGTATCAGGTTGTTGTCGTCATCAACAAAAATATTGGACGCGCTGGTTGACCCAATCGAATAAGCCGCCGCCTTTTCGGGGGTAAATGTCTGTAGCATCTTACCGATTTCTTCTAAATAAGGCAGCTGCACACCGGCTTCGTTAGCGCGGTACTTACTCTCTACTAGTTTTGCACCGTACTGATCGTAACGAATTGCATCTTTATCCTGTAGTATTGTGTCTTCTGCTGCATTCTTTATTGCGTCTCTGCCAGCCTGATTAAATGTATCTTCTGTCATTGTTTTTGTATCAGCCCCCCAAAACTTGGCTAACAAGGGGGCGAACGTGGGTCCAACTATTCTTTCGGCTGTCCCGATTTTTGCCTGGTTAGCTAAAGTTTTTAAATGAGCAAGACGAGACATGGCTAATCAGCTTTCGGTTCTAAGTGGTCTATCGTTTTACCGGCGATCTCGAGCAGCTCTTCATCGGTCATACGTTCGAGCTGCTTAGATCCGTTGATCTGTATGTTCACCAGTGGTTTTGTTTCTTCTTTGGACAGGCCGTGCAGTTTCACAAGAGAGTCGGTGGTGTTCTTCATCTCTGTTGCGTTGGCGCTGGAGTTGTATGCTTTTAGATACATCCAATGCGCGTCGGCCAGTTCAAACCGTACTTCCTCACGATTCTGTTCACGAAAGTAATCAATAGCTTTCGCCACAGCGGGGCGTTTCTCGATGTCATAAGCTGAGCGCTCTGAGTAACCGGCGGCACGCGCGGACGCTACGATGTTCATGCCACCTACGCGCGCGAGTACGTACGTCTCCTGTTGAGTCGTAAGTTCGTTTAAGTTTAGACCGGCATATCTTAGGTGTGACTGAAACTCGACGTGTGGGTCTAGCTCAGTGACATCCGTTTCTTTGGGCTGCGATTTCATATCGGACCGAATCATCTAGATTTACAAACACTGGGTAAGAGTCAGGGGGGATGTTTTCAGACATCACTTCCCACCATTCTTCAAACTCGTCTTCATTCCAGTCCATGGATTCAAACAGCGCGACTACCTTCCTGTAGTCGTACGCTACAACCTCGCCGCCGCCCAGCTGGTTACATGTACCGATGATTGCATCGTCTAGGCCGTCCAGGGCAACAACTTGGGTGGCAACTGTCATATCACAATTATTAGTCTAACTAATAGTTAGTCACAAGAGAAATCATAAATATTTTTGACCCACCAGTAGAGGGAGGCTTCATCCAGATTGTTCTTTATTATATTTACGCGGGCACAGACCAGTTGGATGTTGTCAATCGTATAACCCTCGGTGCTACGGATACGATCGATACTAGCGTTAAATTCTTTGCGTTCGCCGCGATCGTGGTGGTGGGTCATGTATACACCGCTCAGCGCACACCGTCCTTTCTGAAAATCCCAACAAGCAATCACATCTTCTACTGTGATGGTCCACTCGTGCTTAGCTTTTTTAACTGTGGCCGATTTATGTTTGCTATACAGGTCTCTTAGAAAGTACACAGGGTCTTGCGAGTTCTTATACATACGTCTGTTAGTGACGCATGAGTTACAGCGATTCACTTTGCCTGTTCCATCAGTGTCGTTTTGGGCTTTGGCAATGGGGCCAAAATCCGAAAGCGGCTTTGCTTCGCCGCAGTACAAACATACTTTTGTCTTTCCAGGCATAGCTTGTAGAGCTACATGAATAAGGAAAAACAGTCTAGAAAATTTTTCCAGAAAAAAAATTTGAAAATATATTTACGAACCGCTCACAAATCCCCCTCCCCATCCGTGCAAGTGGCCCCCGTCCCCCGGTTTTACTCTATGGAACCTTGTTTACAAAACTGTGTGTGGGTCCCATATCGAGATAAGGGTCGCGTCGCTACGCTTTGGCTCCCCGTGGCATCGGTATATGTAATTAATGGTTAGTTAAAGGAGTTAAAACCATGGTCGAATATCTTGCATATGGATTCTTTGTATACGCAGCTGCTGTCTTCTTCCCCAAGAAGATGCCCGGTCGCACCATCGACAGCCGCCTGCCGCTCGTGATTATTATTTGCTGGCCGCTGGCTCTCGCATCGATGGTGCTGACCGCGTTCGGCGTTAACCTGCCAACAATGCGCAAGCGACGTGCATAACGCTTAGAGACTAGCGCCCGTAGGTTCTTCTACCTGCGGGCGTTGTCCCTTTAATGACGTGTCGTGCTTGCGGGTGTCATGCTTGCGGGCATTGAACCACGGTCAAATGACCACGAATAACTGTTCTCGGTTCGTTCTCAACGGTCCTCTGTCCACAGTCCTCCGTCCCCGGTCGACGGCCTGTGTTCCACGAATACACCGTTTATGGAACACACATGGAACACAATCTGGAACACACCTAACCCCTTGACCACGAACAACAAACCACGGTTAACGGACCTTGTGTTCCATGTGTTCCACCAACTCACGGTTTAGTTTTAGAAAACGGTTTATTGATTTTGTTTTTCCAACATCAAAAGACCCCCCCTAAAACTGGAACACAGTGGAACACATCCACTTTATCTATACACATCAAACACTTAACCCTGATTCATATCTGGAACACAGCTGGAACACAGTGGAACACAGTGGAACACAAATCGTGGACCACGGACCACGGTTCACGCCTATGGCCTACGGCCATTAGGCTTTTGGCAACTGATATGTGTTTAACGCTCATGAAAGGAGCTCATCATGAAATATTTTTATTACGCAATAGGTATCGCATCTTTGGTAGTTGCGATTACGACTTTGTTCCATTCTGGAATGGACCCGTTCTTTATCGCACTGTCCGTCTTTATGTATTTGGTCGGTGCAGCACTCCTTCACGTTGCTCATTACATCCACAAGCTTGATTTGAAGGCACGGTATGTTGACCACGCTGTGCCTGAAAACGTTCCGCCTTGGGAAAGTTTGGATGAACCCGCATTTGTTCGCAAAGAATGGAAGCGTCTTGGTGGCGATGAAAAAGGTTGGACTGAGTCCGACTACTACTCACTTAAAGCACACATGTTGAACCCCGAGTTCAATGATGTTCATGAAGTATAGGGAGGTAAATATGTTTCGTTTAATAGTTGCTGGCTCTCGTGGTTTCTGGTCGCAAGACCTTATGGACCGCACTTTGGACAATCTGCTGCAGAATAAGCAGCCAGATGAAATTGAAATTGTATCAGGCGGCGCGCGTGGCGCAGACCGCTCAGCAATCGTCTACGCACATAACCGCGGCTACAAGTTGACGGTTATGAATGCCGAGTGGAATAAACATGGCCGCTCGGCTGGCTATAAACGCAATCAGCAGATGGCTGCCTATGCAGATGCATGCGTTGTTTTCTGGGATGAAAAATCCCGTGGAAGCAAGCATATGATTGATATTGCCAAGAGCATTGATATGCCATTGCGAGTTATCAAATATCGCAATCAACAGCGTGAGCTGTTCGAGCCTGATGTCATTGTTGATGATGCAACTAGCCAACACAGCGTAACTATGCGCCGCAAACAGTATGAATTAGCTGAAAGGGTTTAATCATGAAAGGTTTTCTATCCAAAATTGAACCTATGGATTTTGTAATTTTAGTATTAGTCGATGTCGCTTTCCATATATTTGGGGGCGGCATCAGCATAACCAGCGCACTACTAGGAGCATATTGATATGAATAAAGTTATAAACGTGTGGTATTCCACAAATGAGAATGCTTGGTTGTCTAACCTAGCTCACCGTCCGTTCTCTGATAAGTACGGCAGTGAGTATGTAACTGTTGAGCATGCATATCAGACATATAAGTCTGGTAGGTTTGATGAAACCGTTTACAGCGCAGACTGGCAACCCGGTCGCAAGATTGTAGGTAAGCTCGGCACGAAGACCGAGAATAACTGGAATATCCGCTTAATGGAGCGGTTGATTCTAGCCTCTGTTGAACAGAACGATTGGTTCTGTGATGACCTTTGCCTCTTTAATGATGATGTGGAGTTTGCCCATATTCAGGATAGAGGCATCTGGAAAACAGAATTTCCCCGCATCTTAAAAATGGCTCAGAGCCATGCCCGCGAGATTGTTAACCAGTTGATAGCGACAGCGTAAACACGGCGCTCCGCTACGCTGCGCTTCGATTGGCAATATTAGTGTCACTAATGAAAAGGAGAAAATCATGGATGACATTGAATGGTTGAACAGTGTATTGGCTGAGGCTGACATACCACCAATCAAATTTATTGACGACGAACTAGAACCAGAATCCCTCTGGAACGACGTTCCTTTCTTAGCAAGTTTGCGTTCCAGACTTGCATCCAACTAGACAGAAAAAGGAGTTTCTTATGTCTAAAAAATCACTCGCAACTACTAATCACTTCGACCCTCTGATGGAGGGCGAGCGTGAAGAACTAACCTCACCTGTGGAGACAACTCATGATATGTATACAGAAGATACAAACGCTGACCCAGAAGGGGCAGCAGCTCGCGAAGAGTACGTTCCAGAATATCCGCCGTTCGTATTCAATAATTACACAGTATCCAGCACGGATGTTTTCGGCAGGGGGTTCAAAGACGGCAAACAGCATCTTGTCCCAAGCCACACATTTCTTGCAGAGCTTCGCAAGCAACATGATGACGGTGAGTCACAAGTCTCTGGCATGGTTAAATTGGCAGAAGCAGAAGAGAAAGACCGTATTAAATCCCTCATGGATAACTATGGCGATATCGTTCGTAACAACCCGTACGAGGAATATACTGTCATCGATTCGGTCAAGCGTATTGCGGAAGAAAAATTAGCTGCTCGTGCGTACTACAAACATCTGTATCACAGCGTTGCAGAAAATGAACAACGTAACGGCGGCCCAAAAGACCCCAACGGGTTCACCGCAGATAAGTGTTGGGACATCATGACCGACGTAGCAGTTCAAGCTGGTGTTTGGTATCTGGTCTGGGAAGAAGTTAAGAGTGTGGCACAAGGTTGGCACAAGCAAAACGACGTCCGACTAAACCCCGAGTACGCTATCAAGAAGCTAGCTCAGCTCAAAGCTGACAAGCAAGACCGCAACCACCGAACTGAGAAAGCTAAAGTCCCTTCATTGGCTGACTACAAAGCTGCAATCACGTTCTAAATCCCTGTTCCCTCGGCGCCTTCGGGCGTCGGGGGGGCTTTTTTTTTGCTAGCTGGTGTGCTTGCTGGCTGGCCACGAACCGTAGACCACGGAGAAAGGACAACAGACATGGGACTTGATCAATACGCACACGTTCGAATTAACAAATGGAATCCACACTTCTACAGCTTTGAGTGGCAGAAACACTCCCGCCTGCAGCAGTTCATGATGGAACTGTGGTATTCCAAAGGCAACGGCGAAGTATTCAACTGCCAAGAACTAGAACTTGATATTGATGACATCAACAAACTAGAAGAGCAGGTGCACAATGGGTACGAAGACTACCATTGTCCTGGCGGTTTCTTTTGGGGTCATCAGTTTCAAGAAGAAGCAGCAGAAGAAGAAAAAGCTAACGACTTAGATTTTATCGAGCGTGCTAAACAAGCACTACAAACAGAAGGCAGCACAGTTGTTTACTCGTGCTGGTATTAATATGACACCAGAAACATGTACTCACTGTAATACCAAACTTAACTGGGCAGACAGCGATGGCGTTGAGTACGAACTCTACAAATGCCGCAACTGTTCTGCAGTTTACAACGTTGATATAGAAATCACTCGGCATTGGGACACTGCAAAAGAACTGAAAGGGACAGCATGACCTACGTATATGTGTTGCTAATTTACATCAGCGTCGGAGATAAATTAGAACTTACCTCTGCACAAACGCGCCTTGAGCGAGACGAATGTATACTGTTAGCAGAAGACATAAATGCAGGCTCCGGTACAGAGATCGCAGCTTGCATGCCGATTTTAAAGGAGGACGAACATGGTCTCTGATACTTCATACGACGCCTACCTTGAAGGCGTATCAATTGCTCAGCGAGAAGCTGACATTGGCTTACTAATTACCGCTGCTGAAGATGAGCTAGAAGATGTCTGCTCTCAGCTTGCACAGATCGAAGACAGCTGCACGTATTACATGCAGGACGGTCAACGACGGATCAAGGGCTACGCACTTGAAGAACATTTCGAGGAGCTATGTGCACAACAGGAATACCTTGAACAAAGAATAGCAACACTAGACGAAAAGCTTGGCTCACTATGAGTAAGCAACGATACAACCACTGGCTATGGAATAGCCGTCCAGTAATTTGGTTTTCACATCGAGCCAGCAAATTAAGCGGCTGGCTGTGGAACCAGATGTACAACAAGAATCGGTAAACCGACAAGATTTCAACTTCCGTTATACGAAAGGATTTAATATGACGGTTACTATTGAAAAAAATATCCCGAAGCCTGAGAAAATAGTAGGCGCTCGCGGAACTCCAGCAAGCGAATTTGGCACAATCAAATACGTTTGGCTGCATCAAATGGAGATAGGTGATTCAGTGCGCTTCACTAAACAAAGCGAAGCACACGGAGCCGTCGCCTGCGTCCACAGACTGAAGAAGATAGAGAAACTCCCACAGACATTTAAGCTCGAGCAACAAACTGTTGTGGAAAATGGGGGTAAATTTATACGGGTCTGGCGGATTGCGTAGTGTCTCGAACTGTATCTCTCCGCTTGACTAGAACCCAAGCAGTTGCTCTGTTGGAAGTATTGTCTGATGTCAATCAGTACGTTGACATCGAGATGTTTCCTTTAACAGGGCAAGGGGGCTTGGCTTCGTATACGTCAGCCTACCAATCAATTGCAAAACAACTGATTAAACAGGCGGAGGATATCGATGACATCATATACACAGAGAGCTCAAAGGTTCTCAAGTGATCACGGAAACCAGATAACTGATACAAGCAATCGTCTATGGGGCACCGTCAAAGTTTTATGTAACGACGACACATGCCCAAGAGCACGAGTGTGCATGCGATTCATAAACAGTGGGTCTACTAACGACCTTCATATCTGGTTTCCAAGACCACACAACTCACACTGCAGAAGCTTTCAACCATCTTTAGATTATCTAAGAGGGAGGAAAGGACGTGGATGAAGATCAAAGACCCATAGGTGAATGTGACTTTTGCGGAAGAAGACATCGACTCCAGGATGGAGCGTGCCGCTTTTGTCATGAGAAATATGTAGAAAGGAATCTAAATGAAGAACTATCTTCCAACAGAACTAGGAGTAGCACTCAAAGAACAACATGACATCCGAGAAGACATCCTCTTCTCACCACCCACCGAACACGAAATGTACCCCGGCGGCAACGGTTACTGCACTGAGTACTACACTTGGGGTGAACGTAATACAAACGACGATCGCCCGGATCTACGACTTGTATGTTTCATGGAACGACCTTTCGAATGGCGGACCGACGCACAAGTTCCACACCACACCAAGTGGACAGCGCCTCCATATCATAGACCCTATGATTTTGATTATCGTATTTCACCAACTCACAAAACATTAAGACGAGAAGACGAAGACATAACCAACATGTGGCTTGGTGGTCACGTCTGTAAAAACAACACCCTTATCTACTCTATTTACAACAGCAATCTTATGACAAGCCACCGTCACAACGGATGCAAGATAAAGCTTGCCAAATATTTTCAACAAGAATCATGGACCATCTTCAAACGAAGCGAAGACTTCAAACATTATTTACCAATCACAATCACCAACGTAACCGCATAGACAAAGGAGTTTATAATGCGAACTATTCGACCCTCTCAACTAGCTAACGAGCTACGTGCCAATGCGCGCGCTAACATACCAACTATGGTCTGGGGCCCTCCGGGTATTGGCAAGTCTCAGATTGCTTATCAGATTGCAGAAGACCTGAACGCCAAGCTGTTCGAACTTCGGGCCAACTTGTTTGACCCAGTTGACGTACGTGGCGGCCTCAAAGTTGTCGAGCAAGACGACGGTACATACCGTACCAAGTACGGTGTCCCTGAAGACTACCCCGACAGTAGCTACGCAGGTAACGTTGTGCTGCTCGTTGACGAGTTGCCTAACGCACCCAAAGCTACACAGAATGCATTGCTCCAGCTAATCCTCGACAAGAAGATTGGTACATACAGCTTGCCAGCTGGTACAGCAATCATTGCAGCGGGTAACCGAAGCATCGATCGTGCAGCTGTACATGAAATGCCAACACCAGTGAAGAACCGTTTCGCTCACTATGAAATCGAAGCCAACATTGATGACTGGGTAGCTTGGGCATTGAGTAATAATATTAGCCCTACTATTATTTCATTCTTACGCTATCGTCCCACGCTACTACATTCACTCGACTCCAGGGAGAATGCGTTCCCTACACCGCGTGCATGGGAAATGGTTGACCGCAAACTACCGTTTATGGGCAGCACACCAGACGAACAGTTCTACGGTGTTGCGTCAGTCATCGGTGATGGACCAGCAGGTGAGTTCATTGCATTCAAACAATCTGCAGACAAGATGCCTGACCTCGACAAAGTCCTAGCTTCACCGCATTCGGTAAGCGTGCCTGACGATCCGTCAATCTTGTTTGCTGTGTCGGGTGCTCTTGCATC